TTTTAGCAACTTCAATATAATTCAAAACACAGCAAATCTATATAATTGTAGTGGAACCTTTACTTGCACTGCTAATCTAAAAACATTATATATAGAAAATTCTGTTGTTTCTACTACAACAAATAATATTGCACTAACTGGTTTATATGCTAAAAATTCTACAATTAGTTTTGGAAATCATATAACTGCAAACACTGTTTATCTATTCAACACTATTTTACAAGATGCAAATTATAACTATGTTTGTCAATCATTTACAGCAGAAAAATCTACTTTAGGTGCAAATATATATTCACCTGTCATGACTGTTCTAAATTGTGATGTATATGGAACACTTGTTCAAAATTCTACAACTAATGTGTTAGACTTCAACATTATTGGTAATAAATTTTATTCTGGTAATGGACACAATATCAGTTCTACAGTTGCTAATACAGTTGTAGTTGGAAAATGGTGTGATAATACTAGTCTTTTGAACCAACAGTTTGTTCTCATTGACAGAACAAATATAGATTTAGATGAAACTCACCATAGTTATACTTATTTGAATAATACTGGTAAATATGTATTGCAAAGAGATACAATAAAATGGACAGCTGATATTGATTATGTGTCTGACCCATATATGGCAAATGAAAATTGGGATGACCCACTATCTGAACAAACATATAATCTATTTAGTTATATTGGTGAAAGGGATGCAGATGCTACAACACCTTCTATTCATCTTACTACTTTCTCAATGTTTACTGTTGGTATAAACAATATTGGTAATCTTTCTATAAAAGCTTATTTACCTAATGTTTCAGTAAATGATAATTTGACTCAAAAGAAAACTACTTATGGTTATACTTCTTTTGATAGAACTATTTGTGATATAGAAAGAACTAAATCTGAATGGACTGCTGAAGCACAAGTTGGAACGTGGTTTAGAAAGGGTTATTCCTTCTTAGGTGGATATTCTTGGGGTATAACACAGCTTTCATTCTTCGTTGCATTTTATGGAACTATTGCTACACGTTATCCATCAAATAAAATTCCAACTACATTCATTATAACAAGACTCTAATTTTATATGAGTGTTTGAAATATAACACTCATTTATGGGACCGCATGTTCCAAGGTAGGCGATTGACTTTTGCAAAGTTGATGGATGCGTTCGATTCGCATCGGCTCCACTACTAATTTTATATGAGAACAATGGAACAGGGCTATTGTTCAAAACATTTTTCAAATACCCTGGTCAATAGGAAACATCTATTATGATGAATACAGATAAGGTCAATGCAGTATATGAAAAGTATGCTGGCAAATCTGATACCAACACTGACAAAGTTGAAACCGAGGCTAAAGTTGAAACCAAAGCAGAAGAGGTAAAAGAAGAAACCGTTGCAACTGGGACAAATCAGGTTTCTGACACAAATACAGAAAAAGATAATAACGAAAAAACCCCAGATACAACAAAGGTGGAAACAACCCAGCCAGTTGAAAAAGAAACCAAAGTTGATAAGAAGCCACATTACACTAAACAAGAACAGATTGACTATGCTTTCCAAAAGAAACAGGCAAAAATCAAACGTCTTGAACAGCGTAATAAAGAACTTGAAGAAGAAATCAAGAAGTATAAAGGCTTGAAGCTAGAAGATTTCAAAGGTAATACACAGGAATATCTTGACTACGCAGTAGATTATAAAGATAAGCAACGTGAATTAGCAAGAAATCAGGAAGAAATAAAATCTGAACAACTAGCAGAATATGATGAATTGAATAATAAGCGTATTGCTGAATGTTTTCCAGACGAAAAGGAACAGAAGATTTTCAGAGCTATTATTCAGCAAAATGGTCAGTCATTCTTGCAAAAGTTAGATACGTATGACCCTGAAGGTGCAATTCTTAGTTACTTAGATGATTGTGATATTTCTCCTTTGGTTACAAGAATTCTTATTAGTTCGCCTGAATATCTAAATGAAGTTCTTTCTAAACGTTCACCATTTGGCAAATATAATGCTATGGATAAGTTGGCTCAGAGAGTTCAGTATGCTCGTGAAGAAATGAAGAAACGTGCTGAAGCTACTGCTAATAATACAGAAACAGAAGTAAAAGCAAAACCTAGTATTCCAGTAGTTGGTTCAGTCACAAAATCAGAAGATACTAAAGATTCTAAACCTGTATTTGACCCTAATCAAATACTACACAAATTGAAAACAAAAAACAAATATCATAAATAGTGGTCTTATTGACCAAGGAGAATAATTATTATGCCAAATTCTTTTATTACTAACAAACTTGCAACAATGGTTGCTATTCGTGCTGCAGAAGCAGGTGCTTTCTTGACAGTTGGTTCTAAAAAGTATTTCAAGAACCAGATTGCTGACAAGAATAACGGTCAGGAATATAAGTTCTACGTTCGTGACACTGGTGATGCTGTAAACCGTCTTGCTTATCAGGATGGTGACAAGATTGCTATCGCTGAACGTGCAGTTACTCTTACACTTGACCCTTGGCACGTTTTGATTTCTACTAACGCAATTGAAAAGGTCACAGACGTTGAAGATTGGGAAGATGAAATTGCTAAGCCAAATGGTCAGAAGCTTATCCAGGGTGTAGTTCGTAAGGCTATTGCTAATGACCTTGGTAAGGTTGGAACTGCATTCATTGGTTCTGGTTTCACTCCACTTTCTCAGGCATCTGGTCACTTGTCTAGTGTTGTTACTGAAGACCTTTATGGTTTCGTTGACCCTAATGTTGAAGCAATTTTGACTTCTAACGGTCAGCAATTCGTTCCAGTTGATGCTCCTGATATGTATTCTAAGGGCTTGCTTGGTCGTTTCCACGGTGCAGAATATCGTGCACAGCGTTGGATGCCTGTTGTAAACGTTTCTAAGGCAACTTCTGATGCTATCAAGGCTGGTAAGGTTTCTGCTATGGCAGTAAATGCTGACGATGACAAGATTTGGGACATGACACTTTCTGGATTGACTGCTGGTCAGGTTATTCCTAAGGCACTTCCTATCTTCATTGAAGGTGTAAAGGCTTGTGATACTGTTGGTGACCCAACCTCTATGGATCAGGTATTCGTTGTTCTTGAAGCTGTAACCGCTACTGGTGCAACCGCTGTTGTAAAGGTTCGTGCTAAAGACATTACTAAGGGTGGAACTCGTGAAATTGCTAAGGAAGACGGAACTTCTTTCGCTGCTGTCTCTGCTGTAACAGGTAACACTGATACTGCTGCAGAAGGTAAGTATTTCACTGGTATTATCCGTGCTGATGGTGCTTATGAATTTGAAACACTTGACAAGCTTGATGCTGCAGGTGCTGAATATGAAAAGACACCTGATGTTGAAGGTCTTATCGTTCACCAGAACAGATTGGTTGACTTACGCAATATGACTGATGACACTCGTTGGGATATCGTTACCCTTGCTGGTTGCGTTGAACCTCGTGCTCAGGTAATGTTCTACGTCAAGTAATCTAAACATAAACCTATAATAATAACCCTTATAGAACAAACTCTATAAGGGTTTTATTTTTGTAATAAATATATTATGAGTAAAAATTCTGATATAAAAGATAAAGTTCGTAAAACTAAAGAATGGAAAGAATTCAGAGAAAATCTGATAAAGAAACAGAAGACTTCATTCATTAGTGAAAAGAAATTGATAAAAGGTGCTAACTGTCATCACTTAGACTTAGATGTAAATCACTATGATATATTTGATGATGAACACCAAGTTATGTTGAACAAAAAAGACCACGAAGTATTACACTACATATATGGAGATGAAAAATCATGGCAAAAACAAAATTGGAAAAGAAAGTTAGAGAGATTGAAACTTCTATGCGAGATGATGGACAAATTCCAAAGACCTCAACAGAACAACGATTAGAAACTATAGAAAAACTATTAGCTGAAATAGTTGAAATTCTAAAGAGAAAGCATCCTAGTTCAACTGATATATTTGGTAGTAAATAATGTATTTTACACTAGAACATGACAACATATTCAAAGAATTAGGCAGATTGTATGCAGAAGACAAGTTGATTGCTTATACACTTGACCCTCGTAAACTATCTAATGGTTTGTATACAGTCAATATGACATATAGTCTAAAATTTGCTACTTATCTACCTCATATATTCAATGACTCATTTCCTTTATCAAGAGGTTTCAGAATACATGCAGGTAATACACTAAAAGACTCAAATGGTTGTATTCTTGTTGGAAATTCTATACAAATAGACTTAGCTAATAAAATAACTTTATTGAATAGTAAAGCAACATTATCAAAAATACTTTCTTTGATAGATAAATCAGATAATAAACTAATGATAATATAATAAAAAATCCAGTGACTCACATAGCCAACTGGATTTTCTTTTTAGGAGGATAAACAAAAATGAACAGTAATTTTTAGTTACATATTATTTATATAAAGTATTTTCTAATCATATCAGTAGTCTTTTCTAATTCTTTTCTGCATGCACGTTTGGTTTCTTGTCTAATCTTAGGATTGTTTCTAAAGTTCTTATAACTGCTATATAGATTTACGTGACGAAGTTCTAGCAATAACAATATAGTATTTCTATCTTTTGTATTATTTATTTCACTCATGTATTTTATCCACTCATAAGAGTCTTGTGGATATTCAGCTGGTATGTAGTTATGATTCCATTGTAAATAACCTTTATCATTGACTGGATATTTGTATTGCTTGGCTAATTCAAAATTTCTGAATTTGTTTTGACTATCAACTAATGTATATTCAATTCTATTCTGATACAAAACTGGTTCAATATCGTCATTCAAAGCAAACATTTTTTCTAATACTTCATAAAGTCTCAAAAATCTGCTATCTTTATAACCGTGAATGTCTTTGAACTCTTGCCAACCTTGTTTGTCATCAAAATAACTATTGAACAAGTCATGAACTTTCTTGTGGATATTATAGTTCAAAGCTACAAATGGATTGTCAAGCTTTGTATATTCTGTATTTTTCATAATGATATGATGACAGTTCCAATCGTCTTGTAAAGGTTCATTTGTAATATAATCTAAACCTTTTTGATTGTTGAAAATCTTTAGTCTATGGTCTTGCCAAACTTGTGAACTTCTAAACTGTTTCTTTTCTTTTTCAGTCATAGAAAAATCATGTCTATTGGTCTTGATAAGCAAATCAAATGTATTCATATATCTAATCCTCTCTAAAATAACTAATTGTTTTGTTCTATATTATATTTATATAAGTTACACTTGCATTTTTTGCATTTTCTTTTAGTTACATATTATTTATATAAGTTACAGTGTCATTTTTTGACCCTTTTACTATTGTCAATGTAAACATTGACTTTTATTTGTTCGTTGACACTCACAAATAAAACCTTATATTTTGTTACACTTATTTTTCAAATAATATATTGTATTCTATTCTATATTATATCAAATGAAAAATAAGTGTAACAACTAAAAATCTATAAAATAATAACCTATAGACAACCCTAGAAATACCTCTAGATTGCTCACAGAGACGTTCTGAGACGTTTTTATACGTTGGTAATATAAACTATTGGTATAACCTAAAACGACCCTAGAACGTCATTTCTGGTCAAATAAACGTATATTATATTTTGTAACAATAAAATAATAAATAAATAACAAAAATATAATAAAATTCTGAAAAATTCCGTTATAAATATAATAGAAAACCTAAAAAAATAATCAAAAACTAATAAAAAATAATAAATAAATAATAAATAAATAACAATTTTGTAACAAAAATTTGGAATTTTTTATTATAAATATAATATAATATAACGGAGGATATAAAATGGGATACGAAACAAACGAAAATAACGATTTATTTGATAAAATATTTGATTTTTATAAAACGATACCAAACGGTTATTTATATTACGATGGAACAATATTTGATTTCCGGGGACGAAGAAACTATAATTGGTTGGATAAATCTACGTGATTTACAAAAATTGAAAAAATTGAACGAATTCTGGGATAAAAATAAACGAAAATTATACGAAAATTGGAAATTGAAACAAATACAAACTGATTTTGAATAACTATAATAGTGGAACAAAAGGTTCCACTTTATCGTAAAATAACCTATTGTAACTAAAAAATAACATAAAAATAATAAAAAAGTAATAAAAAATATAAATCTTTTTATATAAATATATTGACAAACAAAGAAAAATTTATTATATTTACTACATAAAAATGAAAAATTGTCACAAAATGACAAAAAATGACATTGCAACTTATATAAATATAATATAAAACAAAACAAATTCTATTATTACCTTCTCCTTGGCCAAGGTTCTAGGTAATACTAGAGAAGGAGAAGGTAATAATTCTATGCAAATACAATATATTTCTACAACACATACTTCTAAAGATTTAGCTAAAAAGCACAAAAAAGAAGTAAATACATTTCACAACATTTATTACAAAGATGCTACTTTTGAAGAAATTGCTTCATTATTAGATTCAGGTTGCACAATTGCAAGAGTAGGTAATACTACTGAATTTGTAGCAATAGACATTGACAGAACTTCAATCAATATCAACACAGTCTATGAACACTACAAAAACAATCCTGATTATGCAGTTTCTTATTCAGCATCTAACAATCCTTTGAAGTGGCATCTATTAGTCAATCTTCACAAGACAATAACCAGAGAAGATTATAGAAATGAACTTCAAAAAATTTTTGAAGAAGTTTGTAAAGAACTAAAAACTAGATTTGACTTCATTGAGTTAGATACAAATGCTGATAAGTTTGACCAGTGTTTCTTTGGTCAATCAGTAGAAAATGAAACTGAAGTAGTTCTTCCAGGTTCCACTAGATTATACAAATGGTGTAAACAAAATGAAACACCTATGATTTACAAATCTGAAAAGACTATCAAAGTTCATCCTAGTCTAAATTCTGCTGACTATTGCAAAAAACACAATCTTCTAACTATTCAAGAAAATAAAAGATTTGACATTTATCTACCTTCTATGACTAAAGGTAAACTAAAACTTATTGCAGAAGGTCACAGATATAATTGGTGCAAAATCATTGGTGCAAAACTTCTTATGAGAATTTTCTACCTAAATGAAAATTTTGAAGAAAACTGGAATAAGTGGGATTACCTAGATACTTTTGAATGGGTAGTCAGAACCAATGTTATTAGACCAGATGAATTTGTCAATACAGATGATTATAAAGGTTTAGTCAGATTCTTTGATAATAAGTATGATATTCTATTTGATAAAGACTTTGATACAAAATGTGAAGTATTAGAAGGTTATTTCAAAACTTCTAAAAGACAATACAAATCAAGATTATACAATCCAACTGTTTATAGTCAAATAATTCAAAATTATCAGTTTGATAATAACACAATAGTTTTCACTGATAAAGAAGAACTTCAGAACATTTGCAAAGACTATACTATTGACTATTACAAATTCCTAAAATATACAAAATCTTTAGGCTACAATGTAGCATTTGAAGTAGAAACCAACAGAACAAATAAAGGTAAATGTTTAGAAGGTTTTACAGTAGAAAATAATACAGTTCAAATACCTAAAGCATTAGTTACAGGTTCTATTAGAAAATATTGTTCTATCAACAAAATCAAAATTGTTAGAATATAATTCTATTTGTTACACTTTATTTTCATATAATATATTCTATTCATTACTATATTATATCAAATGAAAAACAAGTGTAACAACTAACAGAGAATATAAAAAAATACCCTATGGAAGCAGCATATCTGACAATCCATAGGGTTTTGTGATATTTGAGTATTATTATAAAAGAGTTATATTATTTATTACTTGCTAAATAAGCATCAAGTTCTTCTATAGCATCTTCCTGGTTTATATCAACAGAAGTATATTGTTTAGAACCATCAGAATAATAAAGAACTATATTGAAACCTTCGTCAGTAGAATAACCTATTAGTTTTTTATCTGTCATTTTTATTACCTCGTGTTATAGTGATACAACAATGATAATAAATAGTCTATCAACTGTAAACTATAAAAGGAGAAAAATAATGATACCAGATAAAGTTATAAAGAAACTACCTAATGCTGATTTAGTTGATTTACATTTCCAGTATTGTTTATTTGAAAAATTATACAATAATATAGGTAATAAACTAAAATATACATTATGTGTTCCAACTTGTCGGAATAGAAAACCTAACATATTAGAACACATTGATGATTTCAAAGATAGTAAAGTATTAGCATTTATTTACGAAGATGAAATAGACAAATACACTTGGTTATCAAGTAAAATTGAAAAAGTAATAGTGCCTAAAACTTATATTAGTTGTGCTAAAATGCGACAGTTTATTCAGCAATATATGAGTGACCAGTTTTATTGGGTTTGCGATGACGATATAAAAGAAATATATTTTCCTTGGAAACTAAAGAAACTGAATGTATTTGAAGGTTTGTCTATGATTGAACAGCTAGTTGAAAGAGAATATCCTACAAATGACTTTTCTTATATTTCACCTACACATGTAGAAATAAGTTGTTCTTTCTTCAATGGTGAAAATTTTTCAACAGGATGGGCTTCTCAGTGCTGTTTATATAATGGCAAATTATGTAATGAGATTGGACTAAAATATACAGGTGATAATACTACTGAAGAAAGTATAGAGTTTCTAATCAATAGTTATAAATGTAAAAAACCAGCTAAAGTAACTCATGCTTTCTATGTTCACGAGTTTAGTCAATGTAAAGGTAAAAATAGTATTGCATCTGCTAAAGAACAGATGCAACGATATATTCAAACATTGAAAGATAGATATAGTGATTTACTAACTATCAAATGGTGTAAAACAAGTTATATGCCTACAATTAGAGTAAATTATAGAAAACTTAGAAAATTATATATGCTTGACACGGTCATTTAGTTCAGCAAACTTAGCATTATTCCATCTATTTGTGTCACCTACTAAATAACCAGTTATTCTACGTAATCTTTCAAACTTTACCCCAGAACCATATCCAGATTGTTCAGGATTGCATTCTGGGGTTATTTTATGCTCTTCTAATAGGTTTATATGGTCTTCTTCAAAAGTGTCTCCAGACGTCGTTTCTGAGCATTCTGTGACATTGCATCTTTTTAGCATTTCACTATACATTTCATCAACAATTTTATCTGTATTCATATCATTATACCTCTTGGTAAATAGAAATTAGTCAACTAATTTTTATTAGATATATTATCTATTTCTTTATAAAGGATTTTACAATTATGGCAGATAAAAATTATAATGAATTAGCAGGTGAAACATTTGAACCTTATGACCCTAATAAACCATTATTTACTTGGAAACCTGACTGGTCAAGAACAAAAGAATATCTAAAATCTATTATTCCAGGTGCAAATGCAGTAGATTTTTATGCAAATAATCCAGATGCACCTATTAGTGAAACACTTAGTCTTTTAGCTGAAGATTTCGTTCCTTTCTATGGAAATATCAAGAATGGTGGTGATGCAAGTGATTTTATTACTGAAGCTGCGCTTATGGCTATGCCAATGGCAAAACGTGTAAAAACTGCTAATCCTAAGCATAACATGTATAAAACTGTATGGGGTGAAACATTTGAAGAAATGCCTGATGGAACAGTTCGAGCAATGTCTAGAGATTATAGTTATCCAGATAAAACTAAAATTGGCTGGTATGACGAAATGACTGATGCAGATAAAGCACAAATGTTGAAATCTGCTGAAATGTCAGAACAAGCACATAATATAGTTCCTAAAAGAAGTGAAAAAGCATTTATTGATACTTTTGATTATAATGGTCAGAATTATACACCTATTGAGTTTGAAAAAGAATATAGAAATAAGAAAATACGTTTGAATGAACTAAATAGTAAAAAGAAACCAACAAAGAAAGATATAGCTGAAATGTCTGCTTTGACACGTGATATAAAGAAAATGGAAATTTTAGATGTCGTGTCAGAATATGAACAACCTACTATTGGACGAAACGGTGCAAATTGGTGGGAAGCTAATAAATATGTTGAAGATGAAATGAGTAAAATGTATGGACCTTATTTAGAAGATTTACTTGATACAGATAGATAATATATTTTTACCTCTAATAGTTATAGACTGTGTATGAAAATATACAGTCTTTTTATTTTGTTACCTTTCTTTTTCATTTGATATAATATAGATATAGATAGAATATATTATTTGAAAAATAAGTGTAACAAATGAGTTTATAGTATTATAAATATAATGTAACACAATAGTATTAGAGGTATAAAATATGCTCAATGAATATGTAAATGTATTAGATAATGAACTTTATAGTAATTCAGTTAGTAAAATGAATTATAATACAACTGCTACAGAAAATGAATACACTGTTATAGATACTGCAGTTAGTAAAAAGATGCCAGAAAATTATGTTGACATGGAAAAACTACAATATAATGACTATCTTTCTTTTATAAATAATAATGAACATGACACAAACAATTAGAGGTATAAAATCATGACTGATACAGAATTAGATATTTTAGAAATCAAACAAACACTAAATGAAATGAAAAAGAATATTGCAAAGATTGAAAATAATCTTCGTGATAGTTATTTCAATGATAAGATTATAGAAATGCAGTATGGAGATAATGAAAATTACAAAGCTCGTATGAAGATTGACGATTGCATGAATGCATTGCTAAAAACTAAACAAGAATATAAAGATAATGCTAAAGTTCAAGAATATTGTGATACTGCATTAGAAGCTTTGCATAAACAATACATTGATTTATCTTTAGAGGACGATGATGACAAGTAAGAGAATTATGTTTATTCCTGGCGACGTTGGAGGTTGCGGTTATTATCGTAATCTTCAAATTGCTCATTATGCCATATTGACTAATAATCAGATTATAAAACCTATGTATTCAGGTGTTCAAACACTTCAAAATGCTAAGCAAGATATTACATTTACACAAAGAGTAGCATCTGAAAAAGGATTTCAAGCTATCAAGAAATTCAAAGATGAATGTGGTTGTAAGTTAGTTATTGACTATGATGATTTAGTTTGGTCACAAGATAAACTTCATACTTATAATATGTTTATCAACCAGATGAACATTATGGATAATTATAAGTCAATGGAAAAATACTTATCTAAAACTGCTGATTTGGTTACAGTCACAAATGAATACTTGAAGAAAGAAGTTGCACAGTTTATAGACGAAAGTAAGATTATTGTAGTTCCTAATATGTTGTCAATGAACGACTGGTTGTTTGATAGAACTACAATGATACCAAATGAAGATATATTCTTTTATGCTGGTAGTTTATCACACTATAACAACAAGAACAAGCAACATGGTGACTTTTCTATTCCATTTGCTAATTATATTTCTAAACAGAAGTCTATCTTTATGGGTGATGAAGCACCTTGGTTCATGAATGCTGTTTATGAATATTCATGGGTAGACTTAGCCAGATATGCTAAAGCACTATATCAGAATAGTAGATATGCTAAGTTTACTATTGCACCTTTAGTCAATAATAAGTTCAATTGTGCAAAATCTGATTTGAAATACTTAGAAAGTTGTGCTATTGGCAGAGTATGTTTAGTTAGTGATTTTGAAGGTTCACCTTATGCAAATGCTCATCCTTTACAGAAAATACCAGAAAATGCTTCTATAAAAGATATAGAACAAATTGTCAAAACTGCTAAAGAAAACTATGCTGAAATTCTGAATTATCAGTATGAATACTTGAATAGTCGCTGGCTAGACACTAATTTTTATCTATACGAAAACATTTTCAATTCAATCTAATTTTTATTGGAGAAATATATGCAGACATTTATTATCTGGACAACAAAGAAAAACAGTTATATGGCACCTATTGAAAAAGCTAAGTTGCCTAAATCATTTGAACATTCATTTGAAATTGAATGTGATGTGCCTATTTGTGATAAAAAGGTAAAATTACCAAAGAAGATTGAAAAGATTGAACATATTTCAGGACTTATTCAGAATTTGCAAAGAATTATGAATGAGGAAGAATTGGCACCGTTTGAAGTAGCAGACGGCTAAGGTGGTAGACCACTGAAGTTTGTAGGCATCTTCGGTAAAAACCTTCTGTAACGTTTACAATAAAACGGAGGTATAGTTATGAAACTGTATGATTATGTAAAAGATTTATTCAAAGATGGACCTGAACTTTGGCAAGATGAAAAATACATTACCAATAGTAAAGGTATTCAAATCAAAAGAGATACTAAAAGACTTAGAGATATGTCACTAGGTCTTGTTTCTTCATCTAATGCGGAAGAATGGTATAGAATTTGCAGACTAAACTGCGTTCCTGGCATTATCATAGAAGATTATAATGATAGTTGGGTAGAACTATTCAATGACAATGTAGCATTAGTCAGAAATGAACTAACGAAGATGTTATTGAGAGAACGTGGTAATAAATCAGCTAAAACATTATTTGATATACTTGAAAGACGCGATAAACTTCATTGGGGTAAAGATGATAGTAAAGTAGCTGAAATCAAGAAAGCAGATGGAGAAACTATAACATTTAGGTTTGAAAATGTCTAAAAGACCAGTATTTACAAGAACAGTTGATGAAAATGGTAAAATCTTTATAGATTGTCATTTACTAAAACACCAATCTGCAGCAAGAAATTCTACAAAACAGATTTCTGGTATTGTTGGAGGTCGTGGATGTGGCAAGTCTATTTTCTTGTCAGTTATGGCAATAGAAGAACTTATCCAAGGTGGCAAGATTATTCTATTTGCTCAAGATTTCAGAGCATTGATGCTTACAATGTTCAAAGAAATACAAGAAAGATTCAGAGAATGTAAGTTAGAACCTATTGTAAATAACGGTTTACACTCTATCAAATTTGGTAAAGGTGAACTTTATGGTTTTTCTTATGAAAACATTGAGTCTGTTCGTGGTCTATCTGAATGTTCTATGCTTATTCTTGATGAATTTGCTATTGCACCTATCAACATATTAGAAACAGTTGCACCTTGTCTTCGTGGTTCTGCTAGACGTAAAAGAATTATATTTGGAACTACACCTCGTAAAGGTTCTATTTGGAATAAGTGGTTTAGAAATACAGAAGTAGATAAAGATGTATTTACTGCTACAATGTATGATAATACTGAACTTAGTGAAGAAGATTATAAACTACAAGAAAATGCTATCAAAGATGATGCTGCATTCCAGCAAGAAATTCTAGGAACTATATTAGACGATGATGTAGAATTTGGTATTATTAGACAGTTAGATTATCCATTGAAAAGAAAAGAAAATTATGGTATTAGAAAGATGGGTATTGACTGTGCTGGTTCAGGTGGTGACTATAATGTGTTTGTGGTTAGTGATGATAATGGCATTCTTGAAATTGTTAGAGAACAAATAGCTGATACATATCAGTTATATAATACTGCTAATGAATTAGCCAAAAGATGGGATGTAAAAAGAATAAACATTGACTGCACTGGTGGTTTTGGTAATGGCCTTTGTGATATGCTAAAACATAATGTCAGTAATATAGCAGTAAATGCCATAAATTTTGCTCAAAAAGCAAATAATGATACTGTTTATCTAAATGCCCGTGCTGAAATGTATTTCAACTTAGCTGACAAGATTAGAGAAGGTTTCTATATAGATGATGATAAGATTAGAGAAGAACTACAATATACTACTTATCAAATAAATGGTTCAGGTAAAACTTTATTGTGCCCTAAGGCTAATATAAAAGAACTAATAGGACGTTCACCTGATACTTCTGATGCTTTAGCATTAGCATTATATGATACAAGTAATATACTGAATACTCTAACACCTAATCAAAGTTTAGATATTGCTATGAGATTTGTAGATATTTGATGATATAAATATAATGTATAACTTGTTACACTTATTTTTCATTTGATATAATATGGTATAGAATACAATATATTATTTGAAAAAGAAAGGTAACAAATAAGGAGAATATGATATGCATTATAAAGAATATATAGAAGAAATCACAAATAAAGGTTATAAACTAAGTGGTAATATCTTTAGGGATAAGAAACACATGCCAAAGTGTTATAATCCTGTATTACAGAAACTATTGGAACGTATACAAGATAATACAGAACCTTTGACAGAAAGAGAATATAACTTGTATGGTTATCTAGTTATGTCATTAGTTCAAATTGTTCTAAACAATGTAAAGTTCAAATATCAAGACCCAGACATTAGAGAAGAATGTAGAACTGAAATGTATTGTGGCATATTGGAAGCTGGACCTAAGTATTTTGATAGAACTAAAGGTTCAACTGCATACAGTTATCTATTCAGAGTAGCTTATACTCAAGGAATTCATGTTCTAGAAGCTAAAAATCAGAGAACTGATATAGAAAATACACTTAGAGAAGCTTATGATGAGTATTTAGCAATAGAAAATGCTGGTAAAAAGATTTGCACTACAGAAGTTGATAGTTACTAAAACTAATTTTTATAGAGGAATTCATAATGACCAAAGTAAGAGATATTATAAAAGAAAGTGCTGCACGTGCTAATATATGTCCTAGAAAGAAAGAATTGCCAGAAGATCAGTTTGTTTCTGCTCTTCAGTTATTCAACGGTGTTTTAGAAGAATTCTCTTCAAAGGATTATATTGAAGCATATAAGAATGAAGTTGATTTCTCACCTACAACTGAAGGAGTTTATGTTGGCGAAGGTGAAGATGCTGATGTAACAGCTAATGGTATTCAACTTCCAAAGAAAATGTATTATAAGTATAATGGTGCTATTGACTGGACACCTATGGAGTTTATTGCTTACGATAACTTCTATAGTGCTACTTATTCTGATTTTATTGTTTCTTGGCAACCAGTTGGACCTAATCTTTATAAAGTATATTTCAAACCTAGATTTTTACAGAATAATCCACAGTGTAAACTAATCTATAATGTAGAAATGAAATATGAAGATGATGACGTTGTAAATTTGCCAACTCCTTATATTGAACTTATTACTCGTGCATTAGCTTATAAATTGTCAGTTCGTTATCCTCGTGTTGATACTACAAAACAGAATAGTCTAAAGGCAGAACAGGATGAATTAGAAGCTGCATTGAAAGCAACTAATGCAACAATGCGTATTATTACTAGAGGTGGTTCTCTTCCAGGTGGTTCAATGCAGTCTTATTTGAGAAGTGGTGGATTTATTGCTGATACTTATTTCTAATCGGAGTGTATAATGGCTAAAACAAGAGTTATAACAAATATTGTAGGTTCTACTGCTAAATCTGATTTAGCCAAGCTTGGTCAGAGTTATACACTGAATATGTTTGAAGAAACTACAAATTCTAATGAAAACTATGTTTCTAAAGTTTTGCGACCAATCAAGGGTTACAAAACTGTTTGTAGTATTCCTGGTGTATGTAGAGGTATTTTTACTTGTTCAAATGGTTATAATAATTCACCAATTACATATTGTGTATTTGGTAATTCTTTGTATATGATACAGATGCCAAGTAAAACACCTTATAAGATTGCTGATTTAGCACCTGGTTCTACACCTGTTCATTTTGCTGAAACCGCAGCTGGAACATTTGATAGACGAAGTTTGACAGTAAAAGATATGTCATCTCATTTAGTTATTGTAGATGGTGAATTCTGTTATGCAGTAAATACACAACTTAGACCTTCTAATCAGCGTGAAGATTTTTCTGTTATTCAGTTACCATATACAGACTATGAAAAAGGTATTACTATCAAACCTTCACATGTAGCTTATCTATATGGTTATATTGTAGTAAATGATAAGAATAGTGATAACTTTTATGTAACATATCAGTTTCCTTTCCAAAGAACTAATGATAATAATGAAGTAGATAAAAACATTTTCCAGGTTGGTTCTGAAGAATGGGGTAATAACGGTCAGTCACTACAAGCTTATTGGGCACCTGATAATACTACTGCTCTAATTGCTAATGGTTCTAGACTTTATACATTTGGTGATAGAAGTTATCAAATGTTCCAATATACTTCTGATGTAAACGTTCCATTCAATTCACCTGATACAGCTGCTTATCCTATTGGTCTAAAAGCAGTCAATTCTTTGTGTCAGCTTGGTTCAACTGTTGTTTGGCTTGGTTCATCTGATATTGGTAATAATGGTATATACGTATTACAAGGTGGAACTAATGCTGCAAGAGTTTCTACACCTGAAATTGAAAGAGAAATTTCTAAATTTGAAACAGTAAAAGATGCTACTGCACAAATTTGGCAAGACAACCAGCATGTATTCTATTGTATTTCATTCCCAAGTGCTAATGTAACATATTGTTATGATTTGACAGAACAGTCATGGTCAAACCGTTGTTCACTAAATCATAAAAATGAACAAGTTGTTTGGAGATATAACTTTGCTACAATGAATGCTGATGGTATTATTTGGCAGTCTTATGATGGTGGTATTGCTGAACAAACTGAGGAAAAGTGGAATGAACATGATGATACTTCTATACTTAGACTTCGTAGAGGTGGAATTATTCAATCTACTTCAACTGCATTCTATATTGATAGTATAGAAGTTATGACTAACAATGGTCAGTATGAAGATTTTAGAGATGTTCCTGCAGAAATGATGATGAGATTTTCTACCGATGGTTCTACTTGGTCTGACAATGAAGTTGTTAGTTTAGGTTATGTCGGTGATTATGATTATGACTGTGTATTCTATGATTTTGGTATGGCTAGACAGTTCACATTAGAATTATCTTGTTCTGATAATATACCATTTGCATTATATGGAATAAAAATTCAAGCTCAAGAATGTGCTTGGTAGGAGTAAATAATGGAAATTACCACATTGAATAGCACACACGAAGAACTGGCTGAAGCTGTTAGAGGCGTCTGGGGCAAAGATGTTACTAAAGATGCAACCATAGTATATGCTGGTCAACTTATTGTTGCTAATGGTGAAGATTTGGAAAAAATAAATAAGATTGTAAAATGTAAACACAAACAATGGATTGAAATCGGCGACCATTGCTGGATGACCGTTGTTGAATAGGAGAATAATAATATGCCAGTTGGAGAAATTGTAGGTGGATTTGTAAATGGTGCAGTCAATTTTATAAATGCACAACAGCAAAGAGACTTAGAACGTCGTATGCAAGAGCAGAAACAGCGTGCTGTTCAGAATGCTTTAGCACAGTCTAATACTGAATATCAGCGTATGATGAACCTTTTGAATGATTATGATGCTAATCGTATGAGATTGGCTGATGACGATATGGTTCAGCAATATAAAGACTTGATTAGTAACTATCAGCCTGAAGTATATGACTTTGATAAGTTTAGTTATGACAAGTCAGTTGATGATTTCATGAACCCTATGGCAGATAAGATTGCTAACTTAGCTGGTTTAGAAACACAAGCTAGTCAAGCTGCTCAAGGTGCTGCTGGTGGAACTGGTGCTATGGCAGGTATGGGTTATTCACGTTGGAAAGCAGCTGAAGATTTAAATCTTC